GTATAACTCGATGATGTGGGGAAGAAAGATTGACCGGGAAAATCTTAGAAGTAAGAAGAGAGTAAAAAAATTAGGGAGAACTAGCAGGGTGTAAAAGCTTTGTTCTCCCTAATCAACACGATGATGTAGCAAATATACTATTTACTTTTTAAATTATCGTGTATGGAGAGAAAAATTAATGAAAAAACGTGGGTGAATGTACGTGAAATCGGGGTAATGTTAAATGTCCATGCCTTTGTAGTATATTCATATTTAATGCAGATAGGGGTAAGGTGCATTAAGGATCGGTATGGGAACGGATATGTCAACGGAGTAGATATTACAAAGAACTTTGAAGGTTTAAAGAAATTTGTAAAAGGATTGAGGAATGGAAGAAAGGCGCAAGCTCCCCTCAAAGAGTTAGCTTTCATTGATCCCAAGATAGGAATACATAATGATTGGGAGAGTAAAGCGGATGGCTTGGACAAGGTGAAGAAGGATTTTTATGCCTCATATACAAATCAGATCTACAGGATTAATCACTACCAGAATTTAAAGAAGGCTTTGTTCCGGTGGGAGCGCGCCACGAGAGTTTGGAAGTACGTGGAAGAAGAAAGAACTGCACAAGACCCTAATGAATGGATGGAGAGCATTTCGTTAAAATACAAGCTGTGTAATACGATATACGATGAAGAACGCCGTAAATCTGTACTTGATACAATTTGACATGGCTGTAAGAGTGATATCGGGTAAATTTGCTATTGATATAAAACTGATTATAGCATGGCGTACAATTTAAAGGAAATGACTGAAATGTGCTCTAAATGGGTGGCTGAAAATGGGCTAATGGAGCATGGCGGTGCGAGGTTGAAAGACTTTTGCGCTCATTTCGGCATAGACTCTCAAACATACTATCGTTGGCTTGAAAATGCGGATTTTGCGGATGCTATAAAAAAAGGGAAAAATGAGTTTAAGGAGAAGCTAGAGCAGAGGTTAGTTGAATCTCTGTCAAAAGCTGCTTGCGGATATGAATTTGAGGAAACTAAAACCGAATATGAAGGGAAGAAAGTAAAGAAGAAAATAGTAACAGTGAAGAATGTAGAGGCGAATGTTGGTGCTGCTATATTCTTGCTTACAAATATATCTCCTGATCGTTGGCGTAATAAACAAACTGGAACCGATGTGAAGACGGAAGGAGTAACATTGAAGGTCGAAGTATTGAAAGAAGAATCGGTTAGTAATATTAAGAAGCTCTCCACACTATCGCAGAAACGGAAGATGAAAGGAGAGGGGGAAACAGAAGGCTCTGGACAATGAAAACGACCTATGTTTTTGACAGGCTATTAGAAGCCACGGTAAATCCGGTGATTCGTGGAGTATCTTCACGGGGTGGTACTCGATCTTCTAAAACGTGGAGCATGTTACAGTTGCTTTTTCTTATTGCCGAGAAGTCAGAAGCTCCTTTGCTCATATCGTGTGTAACTGATACAATGCCGGGAGTGAAACGTGGTATGTTTCGCGATTTCAAACGTATGTTGCAAGATGAAGGTCTTTGGAATGGCAAGGCAATGAATTTAACCGAAATGACTTACACTTTTCCTAATGGATCACAGATAGAGTTTTTCGGTTGTGAGAATGCTGCGAAAGTATTTGGTCCTGCACGTGATATCCTGTTTGTAAACGAAGCACAGAGGGTCCCGAAAGAAGTATTCCGGCAAATGGCGGTTCGTACTCGTTTGATGCTGTATGTAGACTTTAATCCGGTTAAGAAGTTTTGGGCACACGACTATTTCAAGGGTCCCGGCATGGTGGAAATCGTCAGCACCTACAAGGATAATCCATATTTGACACCGGAGCAGATCGAAGAGATTGAGAGAAATAAGGCTGATGAAAACTGGTGGCGAATCTTCGGACTTGGTGAAACAGGAGGAACCGAAGGACTGGTATATCCTGAATATGATATTGTGCCGGAGTTTCCTGCGAATTGTAAATGGTGTCTTGGTCTTGACTTCGGTTTCTCAGGTGATCCTACGGCGATTGTAAAAGTTGGCTTCGATAAAGATGATCTTTATGTTCAAGAGATCGCATACTCTACAGGGCTGTTGAATTGGGATATTGCGAATGTCTTGCGCAAGAATGGGCTACATAAAGTTACCACTATTGCGGATAATCAAGAGGCGAAGAGTATTGCTGAGATTTCTCGTTTGGGATGCCGCATATTTCCATGTATAAAGGGAAAAGGATCAATCATGGCAGGTATTTCACAAGTGAAGCAGTTTAAAATACACATTGTACAAGGTAGCCGAGGCATACAGGACGAAGCAGATAATTACTCTTATGTATTTGACAAGATGACCGGACTCTATGATACGAACGAGGCAGTAGACGAAAATAATCACGCTATGGACGCTATACGATACGCGACTGAGTTTCTGATCGCCAAGTATCGTCCCGGCAAGAAACAAAGAAAAGATGAAGAAAAGCGAAATTAAAACCTTTCGGGGATATGTGCGATATCGGATATATCGCCTATTTACCCCATTTCGTTGGTTATGGAAGACGTTTGTTCGTCTGACAAGTAGATATCAACGCTTGATGCAATTACGGCGTATAGCGAATCTAAAGCCGGATGCTGTGGAGAGTCTTTCGCAAGATGAAGCTGCACTTCTGCATTATATGTCGGAATACTTAATACCTTCCCGATGGGTAACACGTAATGGACAGATCATTTATACGTGTCCATCAGTTGAAGATGTAACTCTCTGGCAGATGATCGAAGCACGCAGAGCTGAAACAGTATTAGAACGTATTAGCGGATGGACTGGGGGATATGTACCAGAAACTGTTGCTGATATGGTGAAACTGACGAAGTACATTGTAGAGCAGATCGGACAGGCTGACGAGCTGGAACGTGTACTGTTACCGGGGGGAGGTGGTTCCGGTGAATCGAATCCAATCACAGAAGCTAAAAGTGTGCTAGGAATGGTACAGATCACATCCGAACTGTTTAACTGCTCATTCGAAGATGCGAAGAAGATAAACTACTCAGATGTTATTCTAGCGATCAGCAAGAGACATGATGAAGTAGAGAAACAAAAATCTAAAACTAAATAATCATGGGAAAGAAATACTCAATTAATTCAGCGGGGTTCATAGTAGCCGAGAGAGACGTTTACTCTCTTGGCGGCTTCATCCCAAAAGGGAATATAGGAGGAAAGGTAGCCTCCGAGGAACAACTATCGCAGGATGGGGAATGCTGGTTAGCGGGCGGAGATATTTCCAGTCGCCCGGACATCCGCATAAAAGATAATGCTTTTATAGGAAACTTCTACCCCGGTTCGAATCCGGTTCACACCGATGGGGTAACGGAGTTTAGCGGAAATACTAAAATTCCGGGACAAATCAGTATCAGAGCTTTTTCGGCGGATGCTAAATGCGATATGATTGTGCGGGACAGCTTTATAGGAATCTTTATGGACTGTGTTTGCGGTCCTGCTACAAATACGAAAGCATTCCCGTTTGAGCAGGGGCGTTTTAATCAAGACGCGTCAAAAGGGACATTATTTACAAGTGCTACGATGCGAGTAGACGCCGAGAACTTTGTACGGAACACCGCCGTTCTTAGGATAGGAAAAGATACACGTATTTATGTTCCGCCGGGATTTAATGCGCGAATATATTGGGCTTATTACACCGATTCACCTTCCGGATTCGCCTACGCAGGAGAAAGCGAAACGGCGACATCCACATTGTATAAACTATCGCACCCGATATATAACACGTGTATGGTAGCCTACGCAAGAAATCCTACGTTAACTCCGGCGGAACTGGAAACTTCGGGTGCTAGAGTAATCGGTCACATTAGCGGTTCCCTTCTCATGGACCTACGCCCCGAATCCGTATCCGGCGTTTATGTTATGGACGGTTCCGAATTTATAATGCCTACGGATAACTTCGCGCTTGCTACTACGCAGCTTCGGTTCTTGGCTGGCGGGCTGATCAACACGACTATGTACACGAAAACAGACCGACAGGACTATAAGCCTTATGGAACATTCCGGAATGTGGAACGATTAGAATACATTCAGTACCTCGCTGATATCCACAGAGGGAATGCAAACAGGGACCATTATATCGTAGCATCTGATTCTCCTTTGGTCCGGATAAGCGAAAGTTTTGTTTCGGGGCCTTTGGTGAACGCCAGAGGCGTGACGCTACGGAGGTGCATTGTCCCAAAAGCATCGTTTACCCACAACAAAGTTCTAGGCAATACGTACGAAGACATAGATTTCTCGTACGCGCAGGAGCATATCGGGAAAACGGTAGCAGGAAGAACGTTATACAGTAGTCATATGCAGGGGCATTATGACATGTTTAGCAGTGGAGGAGAACTAACCGGAGTTATCAACAGACCGGAGAATCTAGATGATACCGCCCGTCTAACTGAGGCTCACGTATATACTCAGTTAGACGGTGATATCATCGAACAAGGTGGATATAGTACAGGTTCCTCCGGTAGCTATGAGATTTATAAAATCAATGACCCTAATAGGGTGAGAATGAAAACACCGTTAACTACTAGAGGCGCTGTTTTCCCTGCCCTTCCTTCTAATTATCGAATGAAAGCGATATTGTATTTAGATGACAATTTTATCTCTAAATCCTACGAAACGGATGTAACAGAGTTAAAAAATGAATATCCGTACTTTGTTGCATCCTTCCGGAAAGAAGACGATTCCGCTATAACCGCCAAAGAGTTCATTTCTAAGGGTCTTTTTATACAAGGTTCAGATTACACAAAATACCCTATAATCTCCGGTAGCGGATACGTAGGCGCGGGCGTAACGGTGAGAGGTGATGTTCAAGTGACCGGACAGGAATACGAAAAGCGTTATTTCGATATTAATAAGTGGGAAAAGGGAGGTATAAACGAGAGCTTAATACCACAAGGGTGGGAAGCCGGTAAGAATCCTCCGGGAGGTTCAACCGATGCAGACCGTAGACGATTTAAAGAAGTTATTCCCGTAGAACCGGGTGCAGTGATATCATGCAATCCGGGGTATTGGTTTAACTGCTATGTATATGCTTTCGATGGTACATATCTTGGTACATCTAATTGGTCACAGGCATGGGCCATTACTCCGAGCAGGGCTTCTTTCATAGGGGTTATCTTAAAAAAATCCGAAGCCGCATCCGGTACGGGATATATAGAAGATTCCGATATACCATTGGCGGAAGCTCGGTACGTTAAGGCGTTCAAGAGGCTCCGTTATATTACGAACGAACTAGACCGGAGGGATCCTAGTGACATTCTTCTAGGTCCGGATTATTGGGAACAAGGTTCTATGGCTTCCGGTGAAGAGAATGCGGGTAAAACTTATGAGGAACTGAAAACGGTTTATACAAAAGCGATCCGGCTAAAAAGACCTATCAATGTTTTTATGCCCGGACAGAGTACAGGTCAAGGTGCGGGATTTAATGTGTCACGACAGGTATTCGATGCATTAACGAAGTTGTACTCACCTGTTTCGGATGCGGTGTACGCTAAAACAGCACTGATCACGCTAGTTATCGTTAAGTCGGATGCGTCCGAGATGTCGCCCAACGAAGCCCCGGATTCCCGTGTATATGTTGAGTTCAAACCGTCACCGCGAATCGTGGTTCCTTATGGTTCTGCTACTCTGAATATAAGCAGAGTTAAAATCCGGATGTACGACAATGCCGTGCTATCTCGGAACTTTAACCAAGAAGGTTCTATAACCCTACAAGGGAACGCCGTAATGGGGTATGATTTTGATTCGGGCGCATGCCTGTGTAGTAACGGTCACGATGACGCAATAATTAAACTGCCATGATATTCAGTGATATACTAAACTTTATGGATGGGGAAGCCGTGAAACTCGGCTTGCCTATCTATTTCGGAGATACGTCTACTATTAACGAGCTAGTGAATGACATCTCAGGTATGTTCTTAACGTTTGATGTCCCGGACGGTGGTATGTCTAAGTTGCCTCCTGCTACCCGGAAGTATAACGTAGTATTACAGTGCTTAGATAAATCGTACTATCTTACGGATAACGTTGCCGAACTTGATACATTAATGCGTACCGATTTGGCTTTAAACAAACTAATGTCCGCTTTTGTGTGTCACTTCGATGTGGATGGATTGAGTTTCAAGAAGGTACAGAATATCTATGACTCAATGAAGTCCGGTTGGAGTGTAACATTTTCTATAACAGATGATTTATTGAACTATGGATAAGGAGATATTGCAGGTTGTAGAACAGATAAAAAAGGAAATCTTCGAATCTTATGTTTCGAAAGGTTTGGTAGCGTCTGGTGAATTTGGGCGTGATCTAAAAGTAAACGATCTCGGTGATAGGGTAACTATTACTGCACCGCATTATGTCGTACAGATGGAGCAGGGTAGGAAAGCGGGGAGTTTTCCGCCTGTCTCCGCCATTAAAAAGTGGATTCAAGACAAGAACCGGACGGTTGGTGCAAACATCCCGGAGGAAGCAGCTTTCGCCATCGCTTATGTGATGAAGCGGGACGGCATCAAGGTTCCTAACAAGTATAACGGTGGCGGGGTAGTCTCCGACATCATTAATCCAGAACGGGTGAAACGGCTGACGCTGGATATAAACAAGATCATAAAGGCTAAAATTCTAACCATATTAACGCAATGAAAGTACAAGTACCAAGAATAGGTCTGAACGTAGACATCCCCGATGGCAAGGTCTACAACTATCCCGGATGTCTGTCCATTTGGGACAACATTCCGTTAAAGCTGATTGTTACGGATCTGCCTACGGACATCATAGTATACTTCTTTGTGCAATGCCGATCCTCCCTAGACTCGTTCTATGTGGCTAACCTTGAACCTGTCAACGGCATCGAGATCGATTTGGCATCCCACTTCTACCCGCTCCTCCCGGCATACAAGGACCGGATAGCCGGGTATACCGTGGAGCTAGGGCTAACTCACAGAGCTAGCCTAGTCGCAAACGTACAAACACAGCAGTTCCGCATGCCAATCATGAACCTAGCCAGCCGGAACAACATCAACCGGGTATCTAATGCCGACACGGACTTCCGGGACCAATTGGGTCGCAGAGCACCGCTAGCGCATACGCTGGATGACGATTTTTTCATCAACAGCAATCTAGCTACGCAGGACTACGATGTGGATGTAGTTTATCAAGACGGATCGACTGACCGCTTCAACTACATGCAGGGTGACGGAATAGCGGACGCATGTCAGTATAAGAAGATCACGCTCAAGAATCCGGACGGATCAGTAGCAGCCGTGAAGCATTACCCGGAAGAAACATTCGCATGTGGAGCTATTACACTGAAATGGCTTAACTCTTATGGGTCCTACGATGCGATCTCCTGCTACAATTGGAGCACGCAGCCCACGATCACACAGGGCTTGGACGGTGGCACAGTAACCAAGCGTGAGTTAACCTGCGTATTCGAACTGACTGAGGCTAACAAGTTCGCACTAGATGTGCTATCCATGTCTCCGGACGTAACAGTTAGAGGGCTAGATGGTGTTCCTCATGAAACAAAGATACGGTGTTCCTCGACTACGGGAGTCAAGTATACGGCATCGGGCTTGGCTAAAACAGCAACGTTAAAATTCCAATACTAACATGGATATAAAGATACAGATAAATGGCACATTCTTGGAGGGCTTGACTAAGACAGATGTCAAACTCTCCATCAATGCGTCCTCACCCTACTCGTTTGGCGAGTCTACCCGCACCTACTCGGCTAACATCAAAGCACCGAGAAACCGGGTCAACGATGGTATCTTCTATCAGATGCGCAACTTCGGCTACGTGATGCGTGATACGAAGTACGAGGCTAGGATTTACATAGGTGGGATAGCGATCAACAAGCGGTTCAAGGCTAAGGTGACCTGCGATGAGGAGAGCTACAGCATTGCCCTATCGCAGTCGGACCTAAAGATGTCGCAGTTGCCAAAAGAAGTCGTGGAGGCTACTCTCATCGACTCGAATGTGGGCAATACCCGGTTCTTCCGAGCTAGCGATCTGATCACGAAAGCACTAGGTTCTCCTATTCCCGTGGCATTCCCCGCTATCGACTACGGAGGTTATGCACCGGGTCTGATCATCGAGAACTTGGGTCAGAAAGGGATTTCCGATCTACTTGTAGGCAAGTCTGTTACCGTGTTTTGGAGGTATGCATCGGAGACTGATGACGGTACGAAATACTTTAAAGGGAACGCTCTAGATATCAAGGAGTACGATACCCGGACAGCCATGACAGCACCGGGTGGCGTGACAGAATCAACCGTGGCTGTTGTTACTATGGACAACAACGCATACATTACGCTGGATATGTCTAAGATAGGCACGATGCTGAACTATGTGGTTCTCAAAGCGGTGTACAATAATCAGACGGTAGCGATCTTCCAAAAGGACGATGATCAGAACGACATCACGCAGGTCCGCTACAAGTACGTTTCTACGACTATGAATATACCTATCCGTCACTTCTATGGATTCTACATCAGCAGGGACATCAATGACTACAATAAGTTGAATGCGCTTCCGCCATCCTTCATGTCACCGGATGAAGCCGTAAACCTGTCGGGAAAAATAACATCGCTTCAGAATACCGCAGGACTTACACAGGAATGGGGAAACTGCGGAGTATCGGATGCCATAACGTATCTCACCGATATCTGCAAGATATTCCAATGGGGGTGGAAGTTTACGCTGGATGTGGACGATAGCGGCAACACGAACGTCATCGTCAACGTGTACAAACTGATCGCTGACGATGCCCGCAACGTAGATCGGAACAACGGTCCGATAACCTTCAACGAGTTCCGGCAGGATTGGTCAGACTTTTACCTGTCAACCGACAAGATCGAGGATTCCGAGGGTCTCCCGAACACCGCAGTGTTCAAGATCGGGGATTTCTTCAAGAGTCTACAGGTTTCGAAGGCATCGTTCACCGCTAAGGGTGACATCGTGGAATCCAATGTCCCATATCCTCAAGACGGTACGTATCCTAGATTCGCCATTCGTAAAGGAGAGGTGGGTGCTGGGTCTACATGGGTAGAGTACTTCAAATCAATCGAGTATACGCAGTCGCTTCAGAAATACTACGGACTGTTTTCGGACGCTTTGGACGTGACAATTAAGGCTAAAATCCCTTATTATTACATCGAAAACAACTATAAAGAGAACGGTGTGGTGTGGTTTAAACAACTCAATGCGTTTTTCTATGTCCGGTCGATCACGGACTACAACATTTCCACGCAGGAATGTAAGGTAAAACTAACTAAAATTAATTTATTAAGACAAAAATAATGGCAGAAGATGTAACATTACTAGACCTTTCGTTCAAGACGGAGAAAGCCGTAGAAGGTTTGGACGCTCTTATTAAGAAATCGCTAGAACTAGCGGAGGAAAAGAAGCAGCTAACTACTACTCTAAACAATGAAAAGAAGGCTTTAGAGGAAGTTCGGAAGGCTTATGCGGATAACAAAACGGATCAGACAGCCGCAAAGAAACAAATGGAGCAGCTGGAGACTAACATCATCTCTAACACCAAGAAGCTAAACGATATGAAGACGGCTGTCTCTGAAAATGCAGCGCAGATCAAGGCGCACACCACTATTGTTAATGCTGGTGCAGAAACTGTAGAATCCATGCGGGCACAATTGGCGTTGAACACGAAGGCATTAAACAAAATGTCCGTGGAGGAACGCACTACCAAAGAATCCGGAATACAGCTAGTCAAGCAGACTAAAGAACTATCGGACCGATTGAAGGACCTAGAGAAAGGGGTAGGTGATACCCGTAGAAACGTGGGTAACTACGCAGAAGACATAGAGGCTGCTACGGCTAATTTAGGCGGAATGACAGGCGCAACCGGGCAAATGGTCAAGGGTATGTCTGGGGGGATTGCTTCTATCAAGGCGTTCAACGCTGCATTGATGGCGAATCCTTTTGTCGCTATTGCTTCGGTTATTCTTACTGTGATCTCTGTTATCGGAAAGTTGATGGACCGAAACGATGAATTGGCGAACTCCGTTAAGACCATCCTTGCCCCAATGGAGTTTATTATAACGAGGGTACTTGATGCCATAGCTCTGTTTTTCTCAGAGGTCGTTAAGGTGTTCGAATGGCTGGCAGAGGCTTATATCAAGGTTTATAACTGGCTTGGTCTTATTTCGGATGAAACCGTAAAATCCATCAATACGGCGAAGGGTCTAGTAGCGGAAGAAGACGCACTATATCGTGCGGAAACCGCCGCTATAATTCCATTAGCAGAGCAACGAAGAGAACTAGAGAAACAGAAGGCTTTAGTAGCAGATCAATCCAAAACGGCGGCGGAAAGGGCGGCAGCTGCAAAAGAAGCCTTGCGCATATCTAAGCAAATGGAAGAGACAGAACTCAATTTGTTAAAGACAAGTGCTTCTATTCTTGAAAAGAAAGCTAATCAAGCCTATTCCACGAAAGAAGAGCTAAGGGCAGTTGCGGAAGCGAATGCCGCTGTAGCTGAAAAAGAAGCCCAGTACGCTTCGCAACGGAAGGAACTGATATCACAGTTATCCGGTATTGAAAAATCTGAAACTGATAAGAAAGTAGCAGCCGATAAAGCTGCCGCAGCATCATACTCCGCCGCTCAGAAGAAGGCAGCGGCAGACGCCAAGAAAGCGAAGGAGGATGCCGATAAGAAAGCTGCTGAAACAGCTAAGAAGATACAGGCGGAAGTTCTAAAAAGCTACGAGAACGGGATAACCGAACTACAGTTGAAAATCCGTGAATCCAATATCGGTATAGTAGACAAGCAGAAGGCACTAGGGGACCAAGACGCGCTAAACCAAGCTATCTTAGAAAAGGAGCGATACAGGTTACAGCAGGGGCTTATCACGCAACAGGAATTCGATAACATCAAGCTGGAACAGCGGATAGCATTCCAAGAACAGGTAGCCGCCCTAGAAGCCGAAGAAGCCGCTAAGAAGAGAGAAACGGAAGCTATGGACTTAGAGAACAAACGTGCCATCGAGGAAGCCAGCATAACTAGTGACTTCGAACGTGAATCCCTTCGTCTAGAGCAGCAATACCAAATGGAAGTTGCGAACGCTGAGAAGACTGGGGCGGACATTTCTTTGATTGAATCCAAATACGCCCAAATACGGGAAAAGAGAGAAAAGGAACTGGTAAACGCCAAGTTGCAAATGACAGCTGATATCGCCGGGCAAATCTCTAATATCATGGGACAGGAATCAGAAGCCGGAAAAGCGTTTGCTCTGGCGCAGGCTACGATTAACACATACTTAGGTGCATCTAAGGCTATTGCGCAGGGTGGTATTTGGGGAGTAGCGCAAGCAGCCATCGTGATCGCCGCCGGATTGAAACAAGTAGCCTCAATTATGAAAGTAAAAGAAGAAGTTCCCAAAACGAACACCAGCGTTAAGAAGTTTGCCAAAGGTGGTACCGTGTTTGGTGCTCCGCATTCACAGGGCGGTGTAACGTTCACCGGATCAAACGGACAGCAGTTCGAGGCGGAAGGAGGCGAGAATATGTACATCCTCAACAAACGTGCATCTCATGCTATAAATGCGTTGTCTGCTCTTAATCAGCAATACGGGGGACGGTCTTTTGGCAATTCTAATGCTTACCGATATGCACAGGGGGGAGGATTCGATGTTATCAGTACTCAATCTTATACGAATCTTAATCGGTCTATGTCTAAGCAAACGGTTGATTTGTCCGACAAGACAGTGGCAGCTATCGCACTTGCGTTTGTAGAAGGGGTAGAGAATGCTCCAAATCCGATAGTTTCAGTCCAAGATATTACCGATGTACAACAAAATCGTACAATTGTTATTGATTCCGCATTGGGCTAATTCGTATTTGTTACAATTTGCGGATAGTAAGTAGGTTGTAACAGCTATTTTTGTGTTGAAATATAGTTTATAATATAGAATGGTTTATATAGTAAATCTCTAATTTATGGATTTCAAGAAAATACGAATTATAGAGGCGGGACCGACCGCAAACGATTGGACGGATGAAGTTAACGGTGAATTAAAAACCGGGAAAATCGTTATTACGCCCGAATCGCTAGCGTCCCTTGTGGTGGCTGGTAGTATTCGCCCTATCCATTCTCGCCGGACACACAACGGTAACGATCTGCTGGACCAGTACATCGGTAGTTTCTCTAATTTCGTTGAGGAAAACGGAGTAGTCTACGCCGATCTGACCTTTTCGGAAGCTCTCTTAAAGAACTATCCGCAGGAGGCAGGATTTATGAAGGACATGATTGAAAAGGAACCGGAAATGCTGGGCGTTTCAGTCGTAGACCTAGACACTAAGGTGTGGAACGAAGAGAACCAAACATGGGACGTGACGAGTTTTGAAGAATTATTCACGTGTGACCTTGTAGGCTTACCAGCCGCGACAAGTTCGCTTTTTAATAACCAAAAATCAAAGAACAAAATGGGTCTTTTATCAAGCATTATCAGCACCTTTTCAAAGAAAACGGAGCTTAAAGAGGAAATCGTAGAAACGGTTAATGGTGAAAAGATCACTATTAAGGCAGCAGGAGAAGAGGCAGCCGTAGGTGACGAAGTAGTAAAAGAGGACGGAACCGCCGTGGAAGATGGTGAGATCACCGTTGATATCCCGGAAGAGGGAAAAATCGTTCTCGTGATCAAAGATGGCAAGATAGCCGAGTTCAAAGAGTACATGGACGAAAAGCCGGAGGAAACACCGGAGACAGAAACCAAGACACCGGACGAATTTTCTCAGCGTCTAACTGCTCTTGAATCATCTTTGAGTGAGATTAAAACAATGCTTTCCAAGCAAACGAAAACGCCACCTGTTGCAACTCGTACGGTGGGAGGCAAGCCGAAAACAGATGCACAAAAAACGCAGCTTTCCAACGAGGAAGCACGCAAGAAAGCGCGGGAGGCGATGGTTAAGTTCGCAAAAGAAAAGTAATCACACTAAAATCATAGGAGACTATAAATTATGGCAATGACATTTACAGATTTAAATAATCTGAATATTAACTCACTGGTTGACGTCATTTCTTTGACTGTCGGGCTGGTTGGCGAAATGGAACGCGGTGCAACCGTTCTCTCTGGACTTGACAACAAAACGCCTATTGTTACTTTTGTAGCGAAAGATAAGGCACTTCGTAAGTCTGCTGGATGTGAAGGTACTTATGAGTACACAGATATGTCCGATCATGTAAAGTACTATGACTTCCAGCCTTTGGAGTTACCTATCGTTGTTTGTTTACAAGATTTGTGGGGGAAGATGGTAGCTAAGGGTATTCATTTGTCGGACGATTTCGATGAAACTCAACTGGCAGGTTTCATGGCTTCGGAAGTACTGAAAGTTTTGGAGGCTGATTTGCTACGTCTCGCATGGCTGGACGGAACCAAGACAGGTGATGTTGCTTACAATATTTTCAAAAATGGTGGTTTCATTAAGCAAATGAAGGACAGCGCAGAAACTATCTTTCCTTTGCAGTTGACTACGGCTAGCGTAGAGGATACCATGAAGAAACTTATTGATTCACAACGTCCCGATCAAAAGGAACTTAGCGAGTTCTTCGTGACTTCTAATGTAATGCGCCTGTTTAAGAACTTAGTTCAGAGCAAGGACAACACAACTGCTCAGGAGCATTTCGAGAACGGAAAAGCTGTGTACACTTTAGAAGGATACAAGATCAATGAACTTCCTCATGTTTCTGCGTCTATGATCGCAGATGCAACAGATGAAGATGCGTTTATCGCGTTTACTCCGAAACGTAATATCCAAATCGCTTTGGAAGATTCAAGCGTGAACATTAAACCGTTCATTCAAGATGCGAAAGACCGCAAGTATTACTCTACAACTGTGTTTGCTGCGGACGTAATGGTAGCTATTCCGTCTATTTTGAAACTTGCAACAAAAGCGAAAGCATAACAACTAATACCGAAAACTATGGCATGTATGAAATTAAATAAGGCTATCGTTTTTGGGTGTGCGGGCGGCTCAGTCGGTTTGGCTGGGCTGTACCTTGTTAACAAATCGGAATTGTCTTCTTTTGTAATGGGTGGCGATGGCGTGACATTAAACTCTATCGTCCTTGTATCCGGTGCAAAGGCAATTCCGGTTGACTGTTACAAGAATGGCGCAAAAGTAGTGGACGCTTTGCGTACACTGGACGGTGCAGCCGGAATGGAACAGACGGTTACTATCACGGTCTACGATAAGACTTCTGACGGTGCAGCGATTAAGGAATCACTGCTATCCGGGAATTACGTAGCCTTCGCAAAACTCAAAGACGGCGGTAACATTAAAGTTGCCGGACTTAATACCGGGCTGGAAGTGGCAAGCATGGATGGAGATACTTCGGCGGCTGGCGGTTTCGATACCGTAACGCTGAAAACACCGGATAACTCTAGGGGGGATCGCAATATAGTTGCTTTACCTGCTGTTTGGACGTATTTAGAAGCTAATAAATTAACTTAACAACATGGGATGTATTAGTAATATCACGGGTGCAATAACCTACGATTGTTTAGGTGGAGCAGTTGGAATAGCTGATTTGTTGCTTATTAACTACTCAGATATCCAATCTATCTCCATCGCCAACGGTATCGCTACTATCACGTTGACTGTTTCGGGCAAGGTTATCCGGGTAGCGTCTATCCGAAAGGGTGCAAATGCTACAGAAGCCCAAAGAATTAACGAAAACGCCCCGAATGCGCTGGAACAATCGGTTAATTTTACCGTGTATAAGAAAACGAGTGCGGAAAACGTGTTTATCAATACCATTCTCAATTCTCGCCTTGTGGCGGTTGCAAAAATGGTTGAAACAGGTGTTTACCGTATTTATGGCTGTAATTACGGTTTGGAGGTATCCGGACTGGAAGAATCAGCAAATGATAACGGCGGCTATACCGCCATTACGTTAACCACACCTGAGAACGTTCTAGGAGAAGCCCGTGCATCAATCACTGAGGCTACATGGAATACTCTAGTGTCTAAATCATCATAATTATGGCTTGTTTAAAGAAGATAGCACAAGATTTAGCGTTTGATTGCGCTAATCCCGGTTTAATCTCTGGAATTGCCGGAGTAGAAGAAGCCGTAATATTGAACTACGAAGATGTTTCTAGTATCTCGGTATCTTCTACGACAGGACAGGCAGTAGTAACAATGAAAGCCGGAACAAGGGGATATACCGTTCAATCCGTAAAAAACTCTATTCAAGTGACGGAGGCATCGCGGGCAAACGACAATGCTCCTACTATGTTGGAAATATCAGTAGTCATGAAACTTCTTTCATCGTTACCTGTAGTTAGCTACATTATCGCTTTGGTTTCTGGATCGTTTTTGGTTGCTATTAGAACAAAAAACAACCAATATTTCATTTTAGGATGTAACTCGCCGTTAGAGGTCTCAGATTTATCAACTGATAGTTCAACAGACGGAGTTTCAACCGCTACTTTAAAAACGCCGGACGGGTCTTGCGGAGATTTCCATTATAGTATTACGGCGGCACAGTATAACTCTTTAAAAACTGTATAATCATGGCAAGAGCAAAGAAAACTGTAACAAAAGATATCAAGCCCGTGCGCGAATTAATTCGCTTAACGGACGAGTTCGAGATTTTGAATCTCTGTAAAAGTATCACGCATCTAAAACTGGACCCTATGTGTCACATGGATCGTGCGTACGCAAAGAAATGGTATGAGGATCACTACTTGACGGGTGTACACGTTCGCTACGTAATGAAACCGGGACTATCTATCAATCATGTGGCGGACGGAGTTGTTTATCGTGCATTTAACTGTACGGATGCTATTGCCGAACGAATCATGAAAGAAAATCCGGTTTATAAATCCTACTTTGAGGACTTAGGTCCAATAGCACCACAGGAGGACGTACCGACCGTTTTGCCCGCTGATCCTGAACCGGAACAAACACCGGAAACAGAAGCTCCAGAAGAAGAGAAGCCCGTAGAACCGGAGCCCCCCGTTGATCCTGAACCGGAAGCCTCAGTAGAAACAACACCGGAGGCTTTAGTAGACGAGATTATGAAGGAACTGGAATAAACTAAAAGGAAACGTTAATATGATAGCTCACAAGAAAGTAAACGTAATAGTAGATAGAGCGCTCAAAGTTAACGCTAAGGTTTCCGAAAAGATTGTGGGGTATGGGGACGGAAACCTATACCCCCAAATTTTATCGGAACTTATATATGCTAGCAAAACCGCCTCTTTGAGTGTGGAACGGCTGAGCGAAGCGATAGAATGTGAAGGCTTTAAAAACCGTGTTTTTGGCGAAATGACGAACGCCCACGGAGATAACATGGACGAGATACTGAATATGCTGGCATATGACGTAGCTCGTTTCAGAGGGTGCGCTCTAATTGTCCAGTATGGAGGTGATTATCGCCCTAAAATGATTTATCCCGTTCCTTTCGAATACGTCCGTGCCGGGCTGAATAAAGACTACTTAACGAATCCGGTTATTCATAAGTACGTAGTGTTTAATAATTGGGATCGTCAAAATATCAAGTCTACCCAATTGGATAAAACGGCAGTTACTTATCCGGCGTTCAATCCAGATAACTTTGCGGATGAAGTAGAGTTTTTCGGCGGAATTGAGAATCACCCCGGACAGCTTTTGTACATAAACTTCTTCACTACGAAGCCCTATCCGCTTTCTCCGTTTCATTCAGTCCAGTCCGAGATGCAAGCGGAAGCGATGAACTCTACTTATGTAGAACGGACGCTTACACGTGGTTTCCACATGTGCAGCATCATTTCTCACGGAGAATTTACCGAACAGGAGGAACAGGACGCTTTTGTTAAGGGGATAAAAGATATAATGGGAGCGCAAGGGGCAGGATCAGCGGTATTGGTCCGTGATGAAAATGCTCTGACTGATAAGCCATTTATTAAGGTAGACCAGTTGGGCGTACCGATTGACGCTAATCTGTATAAGGCTTACAACGAACCGCTAAAAAAGGATATCGCTTCACAAGCCTACAATATTCCTATTCCTTTGGTTGACTCGTCTTTGATTTCATTCTCCAATGCGTCCGGTGAGGTCGTGAAGGAAATGCAAAAAGTTTATCGCCGTTCTGTGACGAAACTTCGTAGTAAGTTGAGTCGGGAAATTGCGCGTGCCTTAGACCTTCCAACAGAAGTATGTGAAATTTATAACGAATTAGAAGAATCTAACTCGACAGTAAACGTTAAAACAGACCCAAATGAATAGTTTTTCCGAAGTAATCAAGAAGTTCCGTGAAATCTTTGATATCGCAGCAGATGTTAAGGACACAGAGATAAACAAATGCATTCAAGAGGCAGATAAGCTCGATATAAAAGTAGCTCTTTGCGGTGATACATTCTTTTCGGTATCGAGTGAGCTAGGAGGTGGAAAAGGAGAGAGTGATATCCCTGCCGGAACCGATTCTGATTCTAATTATTCGTTAGATGTCGTAATAGCCGGGAAAAACTACAATATAGTTCCTCTTTATACGATCCTATGTTACTATGCGTTTGTGCGATATATGAAGATAGCGGACCAAAAAAGCACATCTACAGGACTGAAAACGCAGGTATACAATGGGTCGTTGATATTACCAGACTATAACAAAAATAAGCGATGGGAAGAAGAACGTGGGAAAGCAGATGCTTTTATAGAGGATTTCCATATTGTATACGAGTTATTTAAGGAATCAGATAATCCAAAGGATAAACATTGTTGTGACTCTGTTAAGCCTTATCGAGTATGTTTTATAAGTTAAAAGAGTGAGGAAATGAAAAGGGAAACGAGAGACGATATTATGATTTGGTCTGCTGTGGGAATGCTCTTCGCAGGAGTGGGGGTGTCAGTTGCTGGTTTTTTAGTTGAGCCTTTAGGTATCATTCATGATACTGTATTATGGTTCTTTGCACAATGCTTGATATGGTCGGGAGCTGTTTTCGGCATCCCTGTCTATGTCAGAACTAAAATTAATAGTATGATTGGGAATATACCCGAAAAAGAAAAAACGGAAGTGAAAAGGAGAGTAAATAATGAACTGGATCAAGGAAAGTAATCGCCCTAAACATCTCCTGTATGCTATTCCAGCAGGGGCACTATTTACTATTTTATTTGTGGCAGGATTGGCGGCAGGGATGGAATTTAAAGACAGAGATTGGGGTGGAAAATGGGATTGGATTGATATTGTGGCAACATTAATCGGTGGAGCTATCGGGCAGCTAATTCAAATTTTAATATTGATTTTAATTATATAGGAGGAAAGAATATGAAGAGAGAAGATATAGACTCAATCATCATTCACTGCTCGGCAACACGTGCCGGACAAGACTTGCGAGCTAAGGATATTGACCGGATGCACCGGGCACGTGGTTTTAATCAAATTGGCTATAACTTTGTAATTGATTTAGATGGTACCGTAGAAAACGGTCGGTCATTATCCATTGACGGAGCGCATTGTAACACAAAAGGTTTTTCCGGTATTAGTTATAATAAACACAGTATCGGTATCTGCTACATCGGTGGACTTGATGCAAGCGGACATCCAAAAGACACTCGAACCGAAGCGCAAAAGAACGCCCTTTGTGATCTTGTAGCCAAACTATGTAGGGAATATGATATAGTAGAGTTATTGGGGCACCGGGATACGTCTCCAGATATTAATGGAAATGGTGAGATTGAACCAGTAGAATATATCAAAGCGTGTCCATGTTTCGATGTCCGGAGCGAATTTACCAACTTTTTACGCAATATAGTAGTTAAACCATGAAAGTTCTACCTTGGATATTAGTATGCTTGCTACTTGGCATACTCGTGTGGATGCGTTGTAATTCGCACGATCCTTCGCTGGCATATGTACAAGGAGACACGGTACATATTCGGGACACAGTAAGAGACACAATTCTGAAATCGGTGAGAGAAATTTTAAAGCGAACAGATACGGTATATTTACCGATCCTGATAGATACCACTACCGATAGGACCGTAGAAGGTGATTCGGTCCCGGTGATTATACCGATCACAAGTAAGGAGTATAAAACGGATGATTACCGGGCGGTGGTTAGTGGCTATAAGCCTAGCCTTGACTTAATGGAAGTGTATAGAGAAAAGGAAATCATCACTCTTAAACCGAAACACAAACGCTGGGGACTTGCTCTGCAAGCAGGATACGGTTATCCCGGAGGGTTGTATGTCGGTGGTGGAGTTAGTTATAATCTGTTTATGTGGTAAATGTCAGGTTTGATAAACTAAGTCAACCTGTTAAGCATGTTGATTAGATATGATATTGGTGTGATGACAAGTATATTTGTAGTATTATTATTTGACGTTGTTTGACCACCACCAATAATAATTCCACATAAACGTCTTGTTGTCTGTTGAAGCACCGGTCCCCCACTCATACCCTCACTATAAAGAATATTGTTTTTAGTATGTGTTAGTAC